CACCCTGGCGACACCGCCGTCAGCCGGCCCAGCCGCGGCAGGCCGCAGCGTTTTCGCTCCCGCCTCCTCAGCCAGGCTTGCACCGACGAATACTGCGGCGAGATCGCGCTCGCCATCGGTCGCGGTCAGGTCGTACTCCTGCCCGGCCTCGTACATCTCGGTACTGATGCCATCGACCGAGCCCGGGGCGGACTCTTTCATTACGATTTTCATTCGTCGCACCTATGAAAAAGGGCGGCATCAGCCGCCCTCAGGGTGGTCACTTGGCCAATCAGGCCGGCGGATTCGAAGTCGGCGTGATGCTGGGATGACCGAGCACCCACACGCCGGCGACGAAGATGTTGCCGGCGTCGTTGCCACTCGGGGTAACGGTGACGCGGACGTAGCGCTTCGAGCCCACGTAGCCGATCTTGCGGGTCACGTTGTCGTCGGCGAAGGTGAAACCCGCCTGCGCTTCGGTGCCAAGCAGCTCGGTGTCCACGACAGCTGTTGCGTCCGACAGATTCGCGGCATCGCCGTCTTCGACCAGGACCGCGAAAGTTGCGTTCGTGTCAGTGTTTGTACCGGTCACCAGCACGAATTCGCAGGACAAGAAGCCCTGAGTGTCGACGATGGTCGAGATGATCGGGGTGTTGTCGGCGCGCGCCGCAGCAGGCACGATGCCCGGCACCGGATGGATGTTGTTATGCAGATCTTTCATTTAATCCTCGCTGGAACGCCCGCCGAAGCGGGCTTTGGTTGACTCGCCCGATCAGGCGCCGACTTTCATCAGCTTGAAGGCTTCGAAGTTGGTCACATCGCCGCCGACGCGCTTGCGCGAGTAGAACTCGACGAACGGCTTCGAGCTGTACGGGTCGCGCAGCACCGAGATGCCCAGGCGATCGACGATGGTGTAGCCCTGCTTGAAGTTACCGAAGGCGACAGCCAGCGCGTTTGCGGCAACGACCGGCATGTCGGCCGCGTGGCGAACGCCGTAACCCAGCAGCGTGCTCGGCTTGCCGGCTTCCAGCGACGGGCGCCACAGGTATTGGCCGTTCAGGTCCTTCAGCAGCATCACGGCGACCTCGGTCGCGCGGCGCATCAGCCACATTGCGCCAGGGTGGTATGGCTCTTTCAGCGCGCCGGTCATCTTGATCAGGCTATCGAAGGTGATGTCGGTAGCGGCGCCAGAGGTCAGCTGCTCGATCTTGCCGCGGCCGGTGCCGGCGCCGTAGGTCAGGATGCCGCGCGACTTCTTGACGCCATCGCCGGCGAAGAACGAAGTAGCTTCGACGCGGCCGAACTTCTCGCCAACCTTGCGCTCGAGCCATGCGCCGACATCGACCGAGCCGTCTTCCAGCATCTTCTGCGTGGCCTTCGGTTTGGCGTAGATCTCGTGCACCGGGATGCGCTGCACGCCGGTTTGCGGCGTACCGGTTTCGATGCGCTGCTGGACCTCGCCCACCCAGCCAGCATCGGCCTCGTTGTCGTCGATCGGCAATTCCAGGGCGTCGGTGCTGATCGTCTCCACGGTGGCCAGCTCGCGCATCGGCGACGACTCGTACACCACGGTCAGGATGCGGCTGGAGCGCGACGGGGTCACGAAGTAACCGCCGTCCGGGTCCGAGCCGACCATCATCGACTTTGCGTCGACCGAACCTTCGCCGCGGCGCGCGTAGATGTCGAACTGCTCGGCGTAACGCTTGTATTCGTCGACATTCACGTCTTCCGGGCGGATGATCGTGTCGGCCTTCAGTTGGCCCAGCGCAGCCATGCGGGTCTTCTGATGTTGCATTGCGGCGTCGATCAGCTTCTGCTCCACGCCGGTGCTGCCGCCCAGGCCTTGGCGGTTGGCCTTCGCCTGGAACTCGTCGAACTGCTTCTGCATGGCCTCCTGCTTGGTCAGGATGGATTCCTTCAGGGCGTCGATCTGCGACTGAGCGAGCGGATCGCCAGCACCCTTCGATTCAGCCAGCTTGCGCACGGTTTCGAGGTCGCGCTGCAGGCTTTCCTGAATGCTTTTCATGTTGCCGCCCAGGTTTTTCACTTCCTGAGCGATTTGGGTCAGGATGGCCGGATCGTCACCGGCGCCTTTGCGCTCCAGACCGCGGGTCATGGTCATTTGATTCATTTTTGCTGTTCCTTATTTGAGATTGTCGAGTTGCTGATTGGCGGATTTAAGGTCGCCCAGCAGGTCGTGCAAACTCAATCCAGCGTCCCGCTTGGTCTTGAGTGCTTTGAAGCCGTCGTTGATGATCACGATGGCTTGTGAGCGGCTAAACCCAGCGTCCCGCGTGAGTAGCTGCTCGAATTCGCGCTCGGTGAGGCCATCACCCTTCACCGCATCGACGCCGGCCTCCGGATTCATCGCGAAGGTCACCAGGCTGCACTCCCATAGATCGACGTCGACCAGGGTGCGCACATAGGTTTCGGTGTCGTATTCGTACTTGTTTGTCTTGTAGCCGATCGACAGGCCGCTGATCGCGCCCATCTGAAGCAGTTCATAGGCCTCCGCGCCCTTGACGGTTTTCAGAGCAAGCTTTCCTTCGACGTACAGGCCTTTTTCGTCCTCGTACATGTCGGTATAGATGCCGATTGGCTGCCACGGGTCATGCTGCCACAGCAGCTTCGGCATCGTTTTTGCCGCCTTGTGCTCGGCCAGCGTGCGCTCGAACGCGCCTTTCTGGATAACGTCGAGACCCAGGTCGACATTCCCGAAAACGGCCCCGTATCCGGAGAAAGTACCGTCTTCCGAGAGCGATTTGAGCTCGAACGGGCGGGCCAACTGCTTGGTCGACGGCGCATTCTTGAATTTCATGGTTTTCCTTCGTTGGAAATAAAAAGCCGCCCAGCTGTGGGGCGGCTTCATCGATTCGCGTGGCGAAGCTGGGTGTTATTCGGCGGTAGCAGCGGCGGGCTTGATCTTCGTCGCGTCGCCAACGATGTTTGCGGGGATGCGCAGGCGGCTGCTTGCCGGGTCTTCGTCCGGGTTTCTATCCAGTAGCGCCCGCCCTTCGTTTGGCGTCAGAATCCCGCCGTTCACATAGCCCAGAATAACGTCTTTCGTGCCCGTGGCCGATCCTCGCAGCATCCCTTCTTCTGTGAAGTTGAAGTAGTAGCCCTGCTCCTGCTCTTTGTCGCTGAGGAGATTGATGACCGCTGACTGCTCGAAGGCTTCCCAGCGTGGCGCCAGGCAGTCCTCGCGGTGCGCCCGGTTCATCTCCTCGGCACTGGCGAAGGTCGCCGTCTTGTCCGAGTAGCCCACCTTGATGGGCAGGACACCGAAAAACGAGCAGATTTGCTCGATCTGCGTCTTCCGGGTCTCGTTCGACTGCGCGTCAACGCTGCTCATCGAAGTGTTGAGGAACTTCGCGCCGCGATCTAAGATTAGGGGCTTGCCGGCATTCTGAAGGCCGGCGAACTGCTTGCTCACCCATGCGCTCAGGTCGTCATACTGCGTTTTATTCAGCGTCGCGTCGACTGAGTAGACGCCAGAATTAAGCACGCCATTCTTGTGAAGTCGTGCCGCAGCCTCCTCCGTTGCCATTGCAAGGCCTATCGCCTCGCGTGCGAGCTTGACCACCTCGAGGCCCGAGACGCCATCAAGGGTCGGCCCCCTTAGGTGCCAGACTTGGTCTTGGGTGAACGTGCGCATTGTCCCGTCGAAGCCGACGACGTCGTATTTCAATGTCAGATCGGCTTCGCGGCGAGTCGTCACCATGCCAGGGGCAAATGGGATGAGCTCAAGTATTCTGCCGTCCACGCTTCGGTTCTTGAAGACGTGCGCCTTCCCGCATAGCTCGATGTGCCAGGCAAGCATCTGTCGAAATTCGAAGCTGGTCTGCCAACTATTCGGCTTTAGAGACAGGAGCCGGTATAGCGGATGCCGTTTCGCCGGCTCCCTTTTCCCGTTCGACTCCTCCTTCATCAACTTGAAGGGCACCTGGGCCATGCCATTGCCAATCACCCGGCAGCATGCAAAGACGGTGGCGACCTGGATCGCCGTATTCACATTGACAGATCGGCCCGTCGCGGACGACAGCATCCCGGCCATATCGTGCCAGAACGGCTCGTTGAACGGCCCCTGGGCTTCACTCTTCCTGGAGGGAGCGAACAGCGACATTATTCGGCAACCTTCTTAGCGATCTGCATGCCGCCCATGATCATGAGTGCGCCGGCGACGATGAAGCCGGCCGCCGGATGCAGCAGGCCTGCGCCATAGGACAGCGCCCCGGCGCCGCTGACGATAAGGGCGTCGGGAACCATCTTGATCAGTTTGTTCATCAGGATTCCCAGAATGATGTTGTTTGCTCTTCGCCGCTGATCGCTCGTGCGATGCCCATAATCACGGCTACCGGGCCGTCGATCTTCTGCTCGGGCTTTTCCTTGCGGGGGTAAATGTTGTCCTTCGCGTCAAGCTTCGCGACGACGTTGGACATCATCCAGGTGAGCATCGGGTTGCCGTCGTGGTGCACGCGACCGGCCTTGATCGCGCTTTCCAGTTCCTTCATCGGAAGCGACAAGTTCTTGACCTGCGCTCCGAGCTCGACCGCGGTGATTCCGTTCTTGGTTAGGCGCTGCTCCAGCTGGGCGGCGCGCCACGGGTCGAAGACAACTTCCTCCGGACCGTACTCGGCGACCAGCGCCAGCATGTCTTCCTCGATCAGGTCGAAGTCGATCTCGGCGCCGTCGTGCTGCTGCAGGAAGCCTTCAATTACCCATTTGCGGTAAGCGTTGGCGTTCTTCTCAGCGCCCTCGATCGCGGCTTCTGGCAAGTAGTAATCGCCGAACAGGTAGAAGTGCTGCTTGCCGTCGATTACCCGAACGAACACCAGCATCAACACGCAGATGTCGGAGCGGCTCGCCAGGTCAAGCGTCAGATAGCAGCGCTCCCCCTTAAACTGCTCGCGGCGCAAGGTGTAATCTGCGCACTTCATCCACTCAAGCATGTTCAGCCAGGCGGACTTCGCCGAGCACCAGATGTTCAGGTGCTTAGTCTTAAAGCGGGTCTGTTTCGACGCGCTTTGCGTCGCCTGCCGCTGCTGCGACAGCAGGAAGTCTTCGTCTACCGAAATCCCGTAATTCGGATTCGCCTTGCGTAGCACTGCCGGGCTGGTCCAGTCGTCGCCTTCGTCGATCGTGTAGATCAGGGCGAACAGTTCCGGATCGTCCAGGGTCCCCTCGAGCACCTTCTTGGCTTCGATCTCCTGGTCGTAGCAGGGTCCGGCGATGTTAAAGCCGGCCGTGGTGATCATGAGAAGCAGCGGCTGTTCGCGCGCTCCCATTCCGGTTTCCATCGTGTCGACCAACTCGGACGAGTCGTGTTCGTGGTACTCGTCCACGATCGCGCATGAAGGCGAAGCGCCGTCTCCAGGCTTGCCGATCACCGGTTCGAAACGAGATCCATCCGCAGGCACCAACAGCGACTTCGCCCAAACCTCGGCGCCGAGCGCCTCCTGCAGCTCCGGCGTCCGCTCGAGCATCTGCTTCGCTGGGCGGAACACTTCCCAGGCCTGCGCCTCGGTGGTGGCGCCGGAATAGACTTCGGCGCCGAACTCGCCGTCGACCGAGAACATGTACAGGCCAATGCCTGAGCCGATGATCGACTTGCCGTTCTTCCGCGGCACAGCGAAATAAGCACGGCGGTACCGACGGCGATCGTTCTTCTTGATCTTCCAGCCGAATAGCGTCGTGAAGGCGAAGCACTGCCAGGGCTGCAACTCGATGAGTTCGCGTTTGCGAGCCCATTTTCCCTTTGTGTGAGGCATCAGCGACAGGAACGTGCAGACCTTGTTGGCCGCATCCTCGTCGAAGCAATACGGGAACGCCTTGCGGCGGCTAGCCTTCAAGTCGTCCAGGTGCTTCTTGCACGCCAGCTTGACCCACTTGCAAGCGACGATTTTTCCTTTGACGACTGCCTGTGCGTACTCCTGTGCCTTGCCGACGAAATCGGCCGGCATAGTCAATGTGCCTTTTTAGATCCGCCCATCATGTCGGCGAACGGGTTCGAGGGAGCCTGCTTCTTGATCGAGACTCGCGACCGATCCGCTGGCGTCATGCCGAGCACCGCAAGCGCCGTACGAATCTGCGCGACCTGGGCCGATGTAACCTCGGCGTCATCCTGCTTGCGGAACTGCGCGATCAGGCGAGCAGCGAGTTCAACAGCCATCCGATCGGTGGCCTGCAGGACGGATGCCGGCAGCACGCCGACGATCTCATTCCATACAGCCTTTTGATGTGCCTTGAAATACGTCGGCGGCTTGATGTCAAACTCGCCAGCTTCGAAATCTTCGCGGCGGCGGCCAGGATCCTTGTCAAAAGCACCCCGCGCCTCCAGCACCGCCGAAGGGGTTCGGGGTTTGGGCATGCTGCGACCCTCCTACGGGCTCAAAGTCTGAATCGCGGAAATAAGAAAAAGACGGACTAGACGGTCTAGGGGCGAAAAGGCCCGAAGATTTACCCGGGGCGGGTACGTTCGGCAGCCGTTTTTTCCTTGTGGCAAGTTCGGCACGCGGCCTGCAGGTTCGAGTCGTCCTCGATCTGAGCCTCAGTCCAGCCCTGGGCGCGAGCAGTCACCTTGTTGACCTTGTGGTCGACGTCGCTAGCAATGTGCCGGCAGTTCGCCCCCTTGATCTGGCAAAGGCCGCAGTCGCGCGCCATGATGCGCTCGCGTCGCTTCTGCCACGCGTAGTCGTATCCGCGCTCAGCGCTGGTCTTGCCACCGTTGCTGCGCTCCCAGCCGGTCGCCTGCTTGGCGTGCTTCGCGCAGTAGCCGGGCGCATCGATTAGAGCGCCGCATGCGACCTTCCGGCAGATCGATTTAGGGCGCGCCGCCATCAGTCCAGTGGCGCGCCCATGTAGCGCGCGATGTCTTCGGTTGACGCTTGGCTACCGTCACACCGAGGTAGCCGCGACGTGCGCTCCATGAACTCGCGGTGCGCGCGCTCGGTGCGGTCTCGCAGCCAGGCGCCGAAGTCGAATCCCCTTGCGGCCGGGAGGTCACCGCCGACGGGCAGCAGGCTGTATCGGGCAAGCGCCTTGGCGATGCCGAAGTCTTCCGGCCAGTACTCGCATGTCACGCTCACCATCTCGTTGGCGTGGCAGCGCAGTGTGAAGCCCACAGTATTCTTCGGCAGGCCCAGCGCGTCACACAACTGCTGGCCGATCTGATGTCCAAGGATTGGTTTCATCGCGAACTCCAGATGTCGAACAATTCGCGCGAGTCCAGGTGCGCCGGCGGCTTATGCGCAGGCCGGAAGATCATCTTCAGAATACCGGGCGAGTTGTCCGGGACCTGTCGCACTACCTCAGTAAAGGTCATTCCCGAGAGTCCGTAGCCCTTGGCGTGCAGTGCGGCTTGCGCCTCCTCGCACATTGCCAGGCGCTCGGCCAACTGGCTCAGACGGTGCAGGTCGTGGACCTTCCCAGTATGCACGTAGGAGCCGAAGACAGCGCGGAGAAGCTCGGCGCGGTATCTGAGTGCGATGTCGTTCATGGCTTTGCCTGAAGTGCGACGCGATCCTTCTCAAGCTGGATGAGGACCATCAGCCAGGTGCGCTCTGCTTCAACGGTGATGTGCATGACTACTTCTCCCCGAAGCCAGGGACGTCCCGGGTTTCAACGGTGAACAGCTGGTAGATGAACCCAATCGCCAGCAAGGCGACGATGGTCCACAGCACGCCGTACGCCCATTGCGGCGCATCGAGGCGGTCGAGCAGCAGCCAGAACAGGATGGCGAAGCTGGCCGGCGATTTGGCCGGCAGCGACGTTGCCTTGATAACGGTCTTGCGCTTCATGCACACCTCAGAATAGAAAAGCCACCTGCGCATTGCTGCATCAGGCGGCGAAAGTCCAGATCGATCAATCTGGCTGGAGACTGGTTGCGGCGGCCGGTGCTAACGGTCCGGCAATGACATCGTGCTGAGCGCGCACTCCATCGCACGATCGACATCAACTAGGCGCATCAGCTAATGCGCATTCACCACACTGCCGCCACTTTCTTGATTATCCCAAGAGAGGGGCCTCACCACGCACGGCGAAAGGGGCGGTAGTGTGGTCACCGGTTGCGCCGGTGAGGCGGATTACTTACGACGTGCCGCGTTCAGCCCATACACCGCCAGCTCCGCGATCTTCTTCGTCGGGTGCGTGTCGATGTCGGCGAAGCGTTCGTGATCGAACGTCTTCCAGGCTCCGTTGCTCCAGCGGGGCTGAGTAGCGCATAAGTTCTCTCAAAAATATTCGACTTCATAAACAAAAATGCTTGCTTATATAAGCGTTTTTGTTTATAGTATCTACATCGACAACACGAAAGGAGGTGCGGTGAAACAGACTGAGTTAGTACGGTGGTTAGCCGAACAGGGCGCGACAATCAAGAATGGCACAAAGCACTTGAAGGTCTACCTGAACGGCAAACAAACCACCGTCCCTCGGCACCCCGGCAAAGAGATTGACGACCGATTTGTCAGGGAGATCAAGAAACAACTCAACATCAAGTGAGGCGAGCCCCGAAAGGGGTTTGCAACACAAACCGCACCGACTCTTGCAAACTACCGCCACGGAGGGCTTATGAAATACCCCGCTACCCTGACCCCAGGCGACAACGAAGGGCTTGTCGTCACGTTCCGAGATATTCCGGAAGCGATCAGCCAAGGTGAGACCACTGTCGTGGCCCTCAACATGGCCGCCGATGCCCTGCTAACCGCAATGGACTTCTATGTCGAAGACCGTCGACCGGTTCCGCCGCCTTCTGAGCCGGTCGAGGGCGAGCACCTTATCGAGCTGCCGCTTAGCGCCTCGGCCAAAGTCATGCTGCTCAACGAGATGCTGACCCAGAAGATCCGGCCGGCCGACCTGGCGCGCCTCATGGGCATCAAGCCCCAGGAGGTGAACCGGATCATCGATCTCGGTCACGCAACGAAGATCGACACGCTCGCGGCAGCGTTTAAGGCGCTTGGCCGCGATCTCGACCTGGTCGTGCGCTGATGCGTATTGGTGCCGGGCGACAGCGTCCCGGCATGCCAGTTCCTTGGCGCGCAGCTTTCGGCTACGTCTGGCCGATTGGGTATAGCAGGACGGCGGCGGGCAGCGCCGGGACGCGTCGAGCGTTGTTTGAGGCTTACTTGCGCCCAAGGCTATCTGCAAAGTGACGCGTAAACGACAAAACCCGCCGAGGTGGCGGGTTGAATCACGTTCCTTGCAGACGAACGCCGGCTTTAACGCGGGCGGGGTGTTTCGACTGCCTCTAGACAGCGGTGGCGCTTTCGCGCGCATTACGGTATCGAGAGGGAACTGTGTTGAGGACTAAAGTTTACGCCTGTTTTTTGAACAGTGCAACACTGTTGAGCTTTTTTAGAGACTCACAGTTGAGCTCACGTGATCAACCAAATATTCGCTTTCGGCACCGAGCTTGGTTATCTCGATCATTCGCACATCAATGGCGCACGGTGTCAGGCCTGTAGCAGCCCTGAAGGCAGCAACGGCATTTGCTGCGGCTGTGTGAATCGCCACTTCCAGCTTGGCTCGCTCATCACGAATAGTTTCAATAGTAGTCACGATCTTCCCTTCTTGCGCTTGAGGTATGCGCGCGGATTTCCGTATTTTGGCGCAATGCCCGGCCATGGCAAAATTGGGGCGGCGACCTGCGGGGCGAATGCTTGGCTTGCGAGAGTAATCGTAACCGCAAGGGCTATCGTCGACAGCCTGCTCCGTGGGAGCGCCGGGCTCATGCCGCCTGCCGCATCTTTGCGCCCGCGCGGGCCGAGTGCGCCTGGTAGAGTCCTTCGAGTTCGCTCACCATGTCGCGAGTACGATCCGCCACCGTGTTATCGCCCAGGATCGGCGCCTTGCCCGTTCCGCTGCAGGCTTTGCAGGTCAAGCCGTTGGCGCCGACCGTCGAGCCCTGGCAGCATTCGCAGTTACCGCCCAGCCAGTGCGCGAGCGATTGCTCGGCGATTTGGTGGTAACGCTTGATGACCGCATTGGCATCCCATTCGGCGCGCGGCGCCGGGAACCATCCTCGCTCGAGCCCGCGCTTGGCAACGAC